TAAAAAAAGCACTTGCTTAAATTTAGCAAATACTTAGTATTAGTGGTTGCGGGGGTCTTTTTATTATCTTGTATTTTCTTGATATTATTGATGTTTTTGTAAATTTACGACAGTTTTACGACAATTATTTCAAAAAAAATTTAAAATATTTTATAAAAAGTGTTGACAATAGTTGTACAATGTTGTACAATATAGTCAAGTTAAGCAGAGAGCTTAATAAATAAAAGGAAAAGAGGATTTGGATATGAAAAAAGAAATTATGGAATTATTAAATAAAGATGAAGGAAGTTTAAAAATAAAAAAATTATTTATTTTAACTAGAAGTACAAAAAATGCTGGAAATCTTGAAGATGATATTTTAAATATTAGTTTTGATTCAGAATTTGGAAAATTAAATAATATACATCATATTAAATCAAGAGATTTTGAAGGAATAAAACAAGAAATATTAGATTTTATGAATGATAGAATGGATGCATATAAAGATTTAGTTATTTCTGAATTTATAAACGGCAAAATTTAAGGAGACAAAATGAACGAAAAAAGAATAATAAAAGTGAATTTTAATAAAAATGGAAACGGCTACTTTATAAACAGAGTAGCTATTCCTCCAAAATGGATTAGTCATTTAGGAATTACCGAAAATGATACACAAGCAATAATTGAAATAAATAATGATGTAATTACTATTAAAAAAGCATAAATTTCATAAAAAGAAATAGAACAAGAAGATTAACAATATTTAATAAATATGCTATACTAATTATAAATCAACTACCAAGTTGTAGTAGGAGATTCTGAAGGCGTCATTGATGGCTCTACTAACACAATGGCGTTTTCTGTTTTTTATACTTTTTAATATTTTAATTATAATAGACACAAAAAAAGAGGCTGAATTAAATCAGCCTTTTTATTTCAGTAACTTTTCAATTGTTTGTTTTCCAACTATTCCATCTGCAGTCAATCCGTTATTTCTTTGGAAGTCTCTAATTCTTCTATCAGTATCATTTCCAAAAATTCCGTCAATACCTCCGTAAATTGAGTAGCCTTTTTTGATTAATGCTTTTTGAATTATTTTAGTGATATTGCCTCTCGCTCCAATTCGCACATTAAACATTGCGTTAGCAGTCTTCGGTCCAAAAATTCCATCTTCAACTAATCCAGCATTTTTTTGTACATTTAATTCATGTTGCAACTCTTTTACTAAATTGTCGGCAGTAACATTTCTGCTTCTTGATTCTGTGCTTTTTGCTTCAATAGGATTTATTGTTTTAAATTCTACATCTCCGTTTGCTTTAGCTACAATCTCGTCAAATGGATAATTTGTTCCTGGACATCTTGTATTATTTAAGTCTTTATGTTTTTTGACTTCAGTAATACCATATTTATTTTTTAAGTAAGTTACTAATTCAATTATTGCGTTCTTTTGTGCTTCTGGCATTTGTTCTACATCATAGTTTCCTTCTGCACAAATACCGATTGAAATTGAATTATAGCCATAAGCATGAGCTCCAACTGCATTTTCTTCACGACCTCTGTAAATTGTTCCATCCTTTCTTACAAAAAATTGATACCCTATTTTACACCATCCTCTTCCTTTATGCCATCTATCGATATCTTCAACTGTACAATTAGTTGCATAAGCATGATGTAGAACTATTAAAGTAGTTTTTGTTCTAATTTGTAATGTTCCAATTGTATCAAAAACTTTTTCTACAATATTCATATTTTCCCTCCATTTCAAATAAAAAAGCCCTAAAATACGACGCACGAAAATCGTTTTTAAGGCTTTTATTTTTTAAATTAATATACTATTATTTCTTGTTTTCTATACATTTTCGTTTTCTACTTTTTTGTTATAGTTTATATTTGATATTCCTAATATTGAACCTAAAAAAGTATCGATTGCTGTTAATATTGTTATAATGATATTAGCATTCGCAACATTAAGAGCATTTAATATAACTCCTACTAAAACTATGAACGCTGGTAAAAATACTAATGCAATCCATTTTAAAACATCATATACTTTATTTGACATCTTTATACCTCCTTATAATTTGCCTTCTTTTTGTAGCTTTGCTACTGCTTCGTGAACATACGAATTTAATTTTAGTTGATTTGTATATATATCGTATTGTTTATAAAAATGCTTTTTTGTAGTATCATCAATTTCGTGCCCTTGCTTGATCCTTCCTATTACTAAAATTATAAAATTCGTACATATTTGTGCTAACAATTCTGTATTGTATTCTTCTACTGAATTTTTTATTATTGATAAATCATTTTTAAATCCATCTAATTCTTTCAACATCTGTTCATCGTGTTCGTCACTATATCTTTTGCTTTCTTCCAACAATTCATTTTGACTTTTTATTTTATTATTTGTTTTGTGTGTTATTATTGCTATTACAATCGTACTTATAGCACTAATAGCACTTACTGTTATTGCTGATATATCCATTAAAACTCTCCTTTTTTTAATCACTCCTTTAAAATATTTATTTATATCCTTCAACTTTTAGTATTGCTATGTTATTTGAATTATATTTAACATTCCCACTACTTTTTATATTTGTTATTTTTGAATATTTAAATTTTAGTAATTTATTTTGTAAAAAATATCTTGCTGTCTTTATTTTAATATCGCCATCGTCATACGGCGTCAATGTACTTAAAATAACATCTTTATTAAATGGCTTAGTTACAATAATAGAATTATTAAAATGCATTTCAGAGTCTTTAAAATATATGATAATTCTTTCATATTCATTAATATCCTCACTTAATGTGATATCATTTTGTACACCATTACTATTATCAAACAAAATTGTTGGCTTTGCTTGTATTAATCCTTGTTTGCAATATTGCAAATTACTTCCATTATTTGATTCATAAGCTCCATTCCAAAAGGCTAAATTTTCTGCAGTAATAAAATCTATTCTTGTATCTTTATTATTATATTTTAGATGTGCAGAATCATCATTTATTTCTAATATGCCACGATTATTTAAATCAGAACTGATTACTCTATGCTCTAAAACTCCGTTATTTATTACTGGTACCCAAGTGCTCGTTTTGTTTTCAGTTTCAAGACTTTGTTTAATTCCTAACCAATTACCATTAAAATTTGCTTCTTCATCATTTGCTTCTACTATCCATTTGTTAAGTTTAGAACTATATATTCCGTGCTTTATTCCATCGCTATCTACACCTAACAATATTTGAGTATTGGTGTCACTTCTCTTTACTGAAAAAATAGCTTGTGTATTCTTATTTGATGTTACATTAACATTGCCTTCTAAATTAATATCATTATTTTCATCTTTTTTAATATATGGAGTTAACTTATTATTGATCATTTGCTTTAAATCGTTTTGATTATCAATATTTCCTGTAATTTTACCCCAATCAACATTTTCAACTTCACTTGTTTTACCTTTAGGTATTTCAAAATTAAATATAGCGTTATTTTCATCTCCAACATTAATAACTTTAGCACCTTGATTGTATTCAACTGTTTTTACTTCGCCTACTTTTATTGTTCCACTTTTTCCTTGTTCTCCTCTGGGATATATATTTCCTGATATATTTGAGCTTGTTGATATATTTCCGTTTAGATTTGCACTTGAAACATTTCCTTCTATATTTGGCATTATGCTTCACCTCCAATTTTTGCAGGATATACAATGAATTTTTTAGGACCATTCTCGTCATATCCAATGATTGTTGTAGATTCATTTAATGAAATATCGTACCAATATACAATCTTTTTATCTGTTTTTGGAACAAACTCGGTATCCGCTTCATTCAATTCAATTACTACATTATTATTTTGATTTGAAACAATAGACTCTTTTTCTAACAAAGTATTCTGATTATATCCATTTTTGTTATATATTCTAAGTTTAATAATATCTCCCGCTTCAAACTGATATTTACCATTGTTTGCAGTTAAATTAATATTAGCTTTATCTCCTCTATTGATTTCTATTGTTTTTTCATTATCAATTTTAATCATATAAATCTCCTTTCTAAAAATTAGAATAACCATATACATTTAGTGTTGCTATTACTTTTGCTGTTCGTTCTGCACAATTCCTATTATTTGCATAAATATTATTTCTTATAAAACTTGGTAAAGAATTAGGTTTTATTAAAATTCTCTGTGTATGATTATTATTTAAGTCTAAAACATCTTTTATATCATTTGTTTTTACTTTTTCTATAATATGTTCTAAATCTGTTGCAGTTCCAGCCGTCCATATATTTGATGTTGTTTTTCCTTGATTTCTTCCATTCAGTGTTTTCCACGATACACCATTAACTTTTATAATTTTAGACTGTTCATAGCCTAAATCGGATTGCCAATACCATTCTGATATAGCATTTAAATCTTCTTTAAATACTGATAAATCTCTTAAATATCCCCAAACTGAAGTATCATTGTTTCCATTTTCATCAGTGTAATGCCATTTGATTGGTTGATGAGATAATTCAATATTTGCTGATATAACTGTAAATCCATCTGGTATTGATACATTAAAATTAATTGGAATTGATATATTCTCGTCTTTATTATATAAAGTATCACACCCACATAATCCAAAGTTATTATTGATCCCTTGAAATTGTAAATTAGTTAATAATCCTTTTTCACTTATGACCTTAGCTCCATTAAATAAATTAACATTTCCTTCTTTATCTACTTTAAAATTTTTTGTATCAATCATTCCTTCTTTTAAATTAATCTGCATACCTACATTGTTTTTGATATAGTTGTTTGATGTGATCATTCCAGATTTTATAGAATCTCCACTAATTTCAGTTGTTGTATTTGTTGCTTTATCTAAATATGTAACAGCTCTATCTGATGTTGTTATTACTGTACCTTTTAAAACATCTAAAGTATTTCCTGTTTGCTTAGCTATGTTGCCAGCGTATTCTAAAGATGTTACAAAATCTGCTTTATTGTATTGTCCATCTTCTCTGCCTATTTGGCATATTAATAAAGTACCATCTTCTTGAATATACCAATCACCACTTTTATATGGTGGTGAAGGACTTATTGTAAATATTTTTCTTTCATTTCCATCAATACTTTCATTTGTTAATGCCATTGCTTTTCTTAATGTTTCATCATTAAGTATTTCCCATTCTCCATTTTCTTTAAATTGATAGATGCTTCCTTTTGTTTTAGAATAGAAAATATCACCATAATGCTCGCTCTTATTTTCCCAATCTATATATGGTTGATTTAATAATGTTGGCTTGTCCTCGTTAAAAAACCAGAGTGAAATATCACCCTGGCTTGATAACAAGTCTTTTAAATTTATTGCTAATGAGCTTAAAAACGAATTTAAGCTATTATTTGTTGTAGTAATAGTAGTATTATTACTTTTTGTAGTTTGAATTAAATTAGCCAATCTACGCTCGACTTCTTGCCAATTAGAAATCCTTGGAATCATTGTTATACCTCCTTAATAATAAATAGTATCATTTACTACTTTAAAGCCTTTTATTTTCCTATAAATGTTTGTTTTTTGTTCTGTATCTATATCTAAATCTTTTATGTAATTGTATAGATATTCTCTGTCTTCTTCTCCAACTTTATATTTAGTAGCATATAATAAAACTTTTTCTTCTGATTTCATATCTGAATTAATCAAATATTCTTCTAATTCTTTTTTATTTTCGATTTTTTGTGCTTTATAATTTAAGTAACTATTTATATTTATTGCATTTTTTAATGAACTATATATTCCATCTTCTTTCCCAATTGTTGAAGAATATAATATATCTTTTGTTTTATCTGATAATTTGCTTTTTCCTAATATATCTGCTTTTTCTTTAGTAGTTTCGGCATTTGTTGTCATACCTACATATTTAAAATAATCATCTACTTTTCCACCATTGTAAATTATGCTTTTTACACTTTTTAATATTGAAGAATCTTCAGTATCAATGTCGTTTTCTTGAGCATATTGTGATTTTATTTGAGCTTTTGAATATTTATATACATCACTAATTGCTTTTACTTTTTGTTCATTATTCATTTCTTTATATTCCGGTGAACTAGTTAACTCCGATAGTACTTTATAATTAATTTCTCCATACATTTTTTTCAACTTTGAATATTGCTCGTTTGATAATCTATATTTTTCTTTGTCAATATTTAGAACTTTATCAATCGAATTACTTGGTAGTACTGATTTATCTAAAGTTTCATCATACAATTTAGATATTTCTTTATTCGTTTGATTATTCTCACTTACCTTTTTACTACTCCATGGAAACACACCAGCATTTAATCCTTTTTCCAATATATTTCCTTCATTATCAACATCTTTTCCCCAAATGTCTGTTTTTGTAGGTAATGTTTGTCTTAATCCTGGTATTTTAGATTTTATTTGATTTCCTAAAGAATCTATAGCTTTTGGAAGTGGGTCACTTTCTGTTGATGTTGTACTTCTTTCTTTATCATCAAAAGTCTTAGCCACTTGTCCTAAAACAGTTGGCACGAATTGTCCTACATAACTTTTAGTTGCATTTAATCCTAAGTTTTCTAATCCTTTATTTCCTGATGCATAACTTTGTAAAGTACTTGTTAATCCTGAAATCATACTCATTTCACTTAATGGGTTCATTGCTGTTGCCATAGAATTTAATATTTTAGTTGCAGATTTAGCAACTTCAGGAGTATTATTCTTTTCTCCTTTTTCTTTTACCTTCTGGCTAGCTAATTGATATAATTCTGAACCCATAAAAAGAGGTATTCCTGTTGGAGCTAACCAGTCTAAAGAATATGTCTTTTCTCCTACTTTTAGTGAGTAATTTTGCTTTCCTTGTGCTGACTCAAAATTATTTTTATCTTGATCATCACCACCACTTGCTTTTAATATGCCTGCTTCAGTTAAAGCATAACCTAACAATGCAATTCCTGTTCCGGTTAATCCTTTTGATATACCATCTATATATTCATGAACATTTATTTTTCCTTTTCTTAAGTTAATTGATCCTCTCGTTAATGAATCCAATAATCCAATTGGAGAATATTGTATACCTTCAACTGCTACATTCATTGGAGTTTTCTTGAATGGTAATATAGCTCCAGCAGCAAACCTCGTTAAAGCATTCTTTCCTTCAAATTGGCTTATTGCACTTGCAATTGCATTGTCTTGATGAAATGTTGCTTCTTCTGCTTGTCTAATTGCAAAGTTACGAGCTTTTGATAATTGTGCATCAGTAATATTATCAACATCAATATTATTTGCTGTTATATATTGTGCTAATGCTTTTGGATACATTGCTTTTAATCCCCAACCATCTTCTGCTTCTAATGCCATATCATTAAATTCCATTAATTTTCCAATGGTTTTATTCATAAATTCTGATTTAAATACTTTTTGATTTTGTTCAATTCTTGATTTTGGATTGTATTTGTTCTCTGTTAGCCCTAATCTATCTAATACATTTTCAATATCAGCTTTTGCGAATTCCTTTGTCTTCTTATCTGCTATCTTAGTAGTAAATTGTCTATCATCAGAGTTTCGTAATACAATATCTTCAATAGTTCCTGCTAAGTGATTTTTAGCTTGTTGTATATACCCCATAACCTTATTTCCAACAATGTTTCTTATATGCGTTCTTGGATTGCCAAGCATAGCGAAATATCTCCAACTATCTAGTTTTTGCATTGTAGTCATTGGAACTTGTTGTCCTAATTGTTTATATACATTGTTTAATGCTTCTTCTTGATTAGTTGCTTGTAATATTTCTTGTTGCATTTCAGGTGTAAATTTAAATCTTTCTTTTACTTTAGTTTTTTCTAATTTATCATTTAATTTATCAATGCTTCTTTGAATCCATACAACTTGTCCCTCTGGGGTACTATGATTTAATATACTTAAAGCTTGTACTGTTCTACCTGCTTCAGTTCCTGCCATAGCACTAGTTTGTATTGCATCTTGTAATTTTGCTTTATCACCTACTTTTGAGTAGTACTCTATCAATCTTTCACTTGTTGCTATATCAGTTGCTGTTATTCTGTCTCCATTTCCTAACTTTCCTTTTAGTGTTTCTAAACTATTATCAACACCATTTGCTTCAATATTCATATCTGCTCTTTGTAATTGTTTTAAATTACTATCAGGTATATAAGTATCAGATTTCATTAATTGTTTTGCTACTGCTTTAGCTTCTGCTGTAGTGTTTGAGCTTTCAATAACAGACCTATAAAATTGTCTACCTTTTTTATCATCTGTTGGTCTTTCTATTTGAGAATAATCTATTTCTTCCCCTGGCGTTGGTAAATTTATAGTTTCTTTTTCAGTTTCATTTTGTTTTATATCTTTTTTTATTGGTAAATTAATTTTTTCTTTATTATTAAAATCTTCTTTGGTTGGTAATATCTTCTTTTCTTTTACATTCAAATCTCGCATATTTGTAGTAGTTTCATCAGATTTAAAGTTATTTTCTAAATATTCTTTCCAATTTTCACTATTAATACTATTTTGACTATTGACATTAGAGTTATCTTGTGGTATATTTTCTTTATGAGAGGTTCTGCCGTCTGATTTTTCAGACATAGATAAACTTGTTTTATCTAGGGCAGAGCCTCTTTTTATTTTAAAATTATCTATATCATAAGCAAAATTTCCATTTTTATCTTTTCTAACTACAAGTCTAGCTTCATAATTTTTATAGTCTACTATTTCTTGGTTTGTATTTCTGATAGGATATGTTAAATTGACACTATAATAATCAAATCCTTCTTTACCTCTATTTGTTCCTTTATAGTTATCTTTAGAAGCTTCTTTGTTTTCTCGTGCAATTTCAATTATTTCTCCATAATTTCCAGCTATTCTCTTTTTTAATAATGAACTTTTATAATTATGATATCCATCATGAAGGAATTTTCCTATATCTCCTTTTTCAATTAAAATTTTTTTTGAATTTCCCTCATTTATATATTCTATCCCAAGCATATTTTCTAATGTTTTTTTTACATCTCTTTCAATTGGTTTATTTCCATTAATATCCTCAGAAATTATAGTTTCTTCTCCATTGTCTAATTTTCCTTTTAAATAATTTGTTTCACTATTTAGACTACTACTATTATTATAAGCATCAGTCCATTTATTATATAAATCCTCTATAAATTGATTTTGATTTGTATATCCTCTAAATTGATGCCATAAATATTTTATTTCATTGTATATTCTTTTGAAAAATCCTGGATTATCTTTTTGTATATGATTAATAAACTCTTGATTACCAAATAGTTGACCTGAAATATCTGCTAATGCTTCTTGATTTATTTGATTTTCGTTATATGTTCCTATTAATTTTTGTACTGCATTATCAAATTCAGAATTACTTTTTCTATATGTTTCAATCATTTTTAACATATCTTCATTGCCAATTGCATGTGTTAATTCATGTACTGCTATAAACTCTCCTGCTCTATTGGAATTAGGATTAATAGTTATTACACCATTTTCATACTTGCCATTAACCATCTTTCCATCTTCAGTCGTACCTAAATCTTTTACTCTTATATCTATGTTTTTATCTTCTACTATTTTTTCTAACATCTTTACATAGTTTTGAGTTTCTTGCGTATTATTCCAATCAGTATTTTCAACTACGCTTTGTCTTAATTCATTTACTTTATCATTATTTGATTTTGTAAATTGGTACTTTTCATATTCACTATCATTGTTGCTATTTTCTTCAATTGAATTATTAGCAGTATTTTTGTTTTCTGATTCAACTCTTTTTATTTCTTCTAGCATATTTCTAGCATTGTCTTCAGATTGTTCTATTTCTTTTGTTGTTAATTTAGGTGATAATAACTTGCCTTCATCATAATCTTTAGTTATTTGTTCTAACAACTCTTGCTTTTGAGTATCATTATAATCATTTTCTTTTATTTGATTATTATACTCATTTTCAATAGCTTTCTTTTTTATTAAATCTTTTTGTTCTGTTTCTATTAATTGTTCATAGGTTTCAGTATCTGTTTTATTAAGACCAGTCATAAAATCTTGTCCATTTTTAGTAGTTGAATACATTCCTGGAGCTTGCATAATAGCTGATGATACAAAAGCACTAAGCATAGCTTCAGGAATATTTTGGTCTTTAATTAATTGTCCTAATCCTTTATCTTGCTTGTATGTTAATTTTTGTGCGATTGCTTGACCAATTCCTCCTACTAATTCTTCTACTGATTCACCACCAGCCTTAACTCCATATTGAATTAGATTTTTAGCTAATGTAGAGCTTACTTTATTTGATAAACTTTTAGCGATTTTATCGTCTAATCCTAAACCCGACTTACCATATCCTATGGCATCAGTCCATTTTCCTAGACCTGCGAACATAGCTTCTGTTCCCGCTTCTATTGCACCAGCTAAATGACCATATATAGCTGATTTTCCTCTTGCTTTTTTTCCTTCTTCACTCTTTAAGTATTCTTCTATACCTGAATTATATCCGTCTTTAATAGCTTTATTATATTGTTCATTTAATGCTTCTACTTCTCCTGATCCTGAAGATGATATAAAAGTAGTTCCTGTTGTAGCTGCAGTTGCTGCTGCAGTACCTAATACTCCTGCTCCAGCACCTATTGCTGCTTGAAAACCTGTTCTTGATAATTGTTGAACAAAGTTTTGTCCTTTTTCTCCTAATAATGTATCCTTATCAGTAACATCTTTTATTGTTTTAGTTACTATATTATTATCTGTATCATTTTGTAATACATTCTTTCTTATTCTATTGGCGTTATCTTTATCTCCAGTTGCTTCTACAATATCTGCTATTCTATTTGATGTCCAATCAGAAATACCTTCACCTAATTTTGCAACACCCTTTACCATATTATTGAATGTGCTTAAAGCTGTAGCACCTATTGATTTAGAAATATCGCCAAATTGATATCCATCGCTAAATGCTCCAGATTGAAATATACTATTATTAGCTCCACTTTGTTTTTCAAAATCTTCTCTTGTCGGCAAATTAATATTTTCATTTAATATTTTTTGTTCTTCTTCTCTGTTTTCTCTTTCTCTTCTTTCTGCTCTTTCATCAATCTCTTGAAGATACTTTTTTCTTTCTTTTTCAGATAATTCGCTTAAATAAAAATAAGACATGTATTTCTCCTTTCTAACTATTCCTTTGTTTCACAATATTATAAGGAACTAAAAAATGTTCTGGCGATTGATATGTTCTACCTGTACTTTTATCTCTATAGCGATTTTCTATTCCTGGTCCTTGTAATACTTCCATATTTTTTACTGCAGATTTTAAAGGATTGTTTTCATCTACTGAACTGGAACGTGCTCCTGAAGAATTTTTTATTTTTTGTCTTGATAGTGCTAATTGTTGTCTTTGCATTGATTCTGAAGCTTGATTATGTCTTCTTGTTTCTGCTAATCTCGCTCTTTCAAGTTCTAATTGTCTTCTGTATTGTTCTTTTTGTCTGTCATATTCTGCTTGCCATTGATTTGATTTTTCTCTATTTTTTCTAATTTCATTCAATGTATTTACACCATATTGATAATTACTAATTTGTCTATTTAAGTCTTCTGATATATTCTTGTACATATTTTGATATTTAGTATCATACAACTGTTGTAGTTGTGTTTCTCTTTGATTTCTATTTTCAATTAATGTATTTTTATATTGGAATCCTTGTAAGCTATTTTGAGCTTTCTGCAACGCTACATTACTCCATAATTCAGCTAATGCAGTAGAATTAGTGTTTCTTGCATTTGTTATTTGTGCATTATAATCTACTAATGCATCATTTAAACTTTGTTTTGCTGTTGCTACTCTGTTTTGCCAAGTATTATAAGCATTACTTTGATATGTTTCACTATAACCACTATTAGCTAAACCTCTTGAAGCTCTTAATTCTGCTTGAGCTCCATATGGATTTATTGCATTTCTATAATCAATATAGCTACCTCTTTGCTCGTTTTGGTAATTTCTTTCTGCCTTATCTTTTTGAGTATTGATATTATCTATTGTAGCTTGCGTTTGTTGATTCATTGCCTGTTCTCTTTTAGCATAGCCTTGGTCTAAGGCTTGATTTACATTATCATAATGATTATTTACATCATTTATTGTTTTATTATATTCGGCATTTGATTGTGATATTCTTTCTTGTCTTTCTCTTTCGATATTTGTTAGCCTACTATCATTACTATCTATTTTAGTTTGACCATTATAAGAATTCACAAAGTTATTTCTTATATTACTCTCTAAACTCCTAATTTCATTAGATTCCCAAGCATTAGCCATATTTTCCTCCTTATCTCTTTACATATCCACCTACATAACATTGAACAGTAAAATCATACAATCTTAATGTTTTGTTACTTTCAAACTTAAATTGTATTGTTTTCCATTTTTTCTTCTTTATTTTAGGCACTATGTATCCTTTTATATTAAGATATTCATTTATTAATTCCCATTCTGTGTTATCTAACCTTGTATATATTTTTACTTTTTCACCATCTAGATTTAATATTGATCCTTTTTTGTTTGTTACTTTTTGACTTACTGGATTTTCAAAAAAGTCTTTACAAGTGCTCCAATATGATAGAAACTCTTCATCAGATTCTTCTGAGAACGTAGAAATAGCCCCGTTTTCAAAACATATATATACTTTATCATTTAATACTGTTGCGTAGCTTATTTTGTCTTTAAAATCCCAATAATACCATTCATATTCATTATGAGTAATATTATTCCATTGTTGCCTTGAATCTGCTAAATAACAATGATTATCAATGAATATTAATAAGTATCCTTGCCATTCTGCTATAATTGGATTTTTATAGTTGTTTTCTTGCAACATTTTCGAATCTATCAAAGAACTTCTATGTCCTGTTATCTGTTCCATATCATTGATTGTAGAGCTAGTTATTCCTTCTAATCCATAATCACTAAAGAAACATATATCATCATTAAAATTAACTGCTGTACTTATGCAGCCTAAACTAATATTACTGTGTTGACTAGGGTATTGAACATCTGCTGTATAGTCTACTTCTGTGCTTTTATCCGCTTCTGTTTTAGTATTCAATGCATTAGCTCCCATAATGCTAGGAACATGATAGAATATGCTTTGTTGACTTTGAGTTGGTTCTTTAAATACCCAAAGCTTTCCTCCACCTGCTGACAATGCTTTAATTAATGCACCGTCCATTCCTTCTTGTAACGCTGAATTGTCTGGAATATATGTTGGGTCATTTAACTCGGAATAAAATAAAGTATTTGGATAATCTTCATTTCCTGCAAAAAATATATGATTATCAAATACTTCTAAAACATTACATTTTTCAATTCTATTTCTATGCCCTTCAACATCTTTAGCAAAAGTAATAATTACATTTTCTTCTCCATCTGTATAAGTTGCTGCTGGAGCTTTTTGAAATGTTATAAATCCTTGTTGTGGATGCTCTGTAAAATTGCTCACTATACTCCCATTTACTGTTACACTTACGCTACCTGGTCTGAATGAAGGTACATCTAAATAATAGTCTGTTGATTTACCATCACTAACAAATCCATTTTTTCTGTATGGCGTTAATAGATTTATTGGTAAGAATGGTTTACCTCCACCTTCTGGCTTTCTAGCGATACTTGTTTCAGGTATATATCCTTCAACCTCTTTTAAATTACTTCCATCATACTGATAATACTTTAATCCATCTTTTATGTATAAAATTGAATTAAAAATAAAAGATTGTGATTTGAACGGATTCATTCCTATTTCTTTTATAGTTCTTTTTGTATTATCTCTCATATTAATATCAATTAACTTTGTATCTACATGAACTATACAATGTTGAATATTCGCTACTTTTAAAAAATGCATTCCATAGATTTTTCCATCTAACTTGTACAACTCTTTTATTCCTGGTCTACTAGAAATACATTTCCCGAGTTCTTTATAGTTTTTCCATATATTTATAGATTCAGGAGAACGATAAGCTGATACATTGTTGTTTGAGAAATCAACTCCTAAAAAATCACTATATCTTCTTGTAACTAAATCTCCACTTGCCATAATTAATCAACTCCGTCCTCAATATAAAATGTCCCTTGTGTTGCTCTAGGGTCTAATCCATTCTTTAATTCTTCATATCTAGCTTTAAAATATGCACCATAATTACTACTAACATCATTAATCAACACTTGATATGCAACTCCAAATTCTAAAGCGTCTAATGTTTGACTATCCATATTAATTTTAAATGAATCTTCTGTATCTGAATTAATTTGCTTCAAGAATCTATAATAATATATCTTAACATTTCCTTTTTCTAAAAATGTTACATATTGGTCTATTATTTTATAAGGAACTCCTTCTATTTTTTTTAATAATCTAAAGTTATCTAAATCTTCTAATAAATTAATTTCATCTCCCGCTTCAACACTCATCTCTTCCATAGTTACGTGAGATGTTAACTTATCAAGCTCATTCATTATGATGTTTGTTGATATATTAAATTTGTTTTTATAGTCATCATCAGATGTATAACCAATTGCATTTGGCTCATATTCTTCTATTAATCTATAAACATCTTGTTTTACTTCTGCTAATGTTTTAGCCATATTTACTCTCCTAAATCATTTTTATCAAATTTATAATTTTCATCTTTATAATCTGTTCCTTGAATGTCTTCAATTGCTTCTAAATCATTTTTTGCTTCTGCTACTGATATAACTTGATATTCTGGTAACACATATCCCTTTTCATCTATCCAAATTAATCTAGTTCCTTCTTTTAACTCTATTGATATTTTTGAATTTTCTTTTATCTTCATTCCATCTATTTCTTTTTCGTCTACTATTGTTGTTGTAAATACATTATTCTTTATTGTTTGATGAACTTTTCCATCATTTGTTACATCATCAATATCAGTATCTTTATTCACTACTAATCCTAAAAATTGATAATATTGTGGTTTAATCATAAACCTTATAATTTCTTTTTGTGGTTTTTTACCTTTCATCTTTACCTCCTAAAATAAATACTAACCAATCTTCTTCATTTGAAAACTGGTTACTGTTCATTTTTTATATAAAAATAAGGGAGAGTTTCCTCTCCCTTAAATTAAGCTGTTTTCTCTTTAATAGCATACATTTCTTTTGGTCTTATTACTTTAGTACCAAAAGCATATAAAGCTCTTACATAATCGGCAAATTGTCCTTCTAATCTTCCAGCTTCTGTTTTTTCTACTGTTCCAGCAAATGCTACTGCTTTTCCTGTTCTTATAAAATTAAATTTAATTTTATTTGTTGTGTCCACTGGTAGTAAATTTTCGATACATACTTGTACATTATTGTATATTCCTACAATTCCTTCTTTTGCTAATTCAACGTTGTTTGTTAAATCTACAAATAAGCCTTGTTTGATACATTTGTAGTATCCTGGTGAAAATTCTCCCCATAGTTTTTCTGTTGGTGCAACGTTATTTTCTTGTAAAACTTGAACACCATCATCAATTCTTGTTAAGGCGTTTGCTTTAGAAACTGGTGTAGCTGCAGCTTCTTGAGGTACAGTTAATATTTCAGATGTTCCTGCATTATTTGTAATCGTAACACCTGCTGTAACTGCATCTTTCATTTTATTTGCTATCTCTATGTTAACTTGGTCTGCTAACGCTTTTGCCATTTCTTTTGTTGCATTTTCCATAACTCCAGGAATTGATTGTGCTCTATCAACATCATCAAATTTTTGTGTTGCATATTTATAAATATTAATATTCAAATCTTGTGAAATTCCACCAACGCTTTCATAATTAATATTTGTTCCAGGAACATAGTTACCTACTGAAGGTCTTACTGAACCTGTTATTTTTAAAACATTTCCTCCTTTAACTTCTCCTTCATATGAGAAATCACTGTGGTTTTTTAAGCCTGTTAATGTATCTAATACATTGTTTATTTGTTTAGACCATAAAGCTTGTTTAAATACTGCTACTGCCATATTTATTTCCTCCTATAATTAAATCCATTTTTCTTTTGATTTCATTACAGCTTCCCAAATTTTAGGATTATTTAATTGTTCTTCAGTAAGTTTGTCAACTTCATCTGAACTATAATATTCTTTAATACCATCGTCAGCTTTTACTGATTTTACACTTCCAATTGTTCCTTTATTTTCTTTTGGCTGTAATTTATCATACAATTCATAGATGTCTTTAAGTTCTTGATTTGAATTAAATTTTGATTTGAACTTTTTAAAGTCATCTGAATTTAACACATCTTTATTCACCCCAATACTCTCTAATTGCATTTCATCTTCAATTGATTTTCTTTTTTCTGCTAATTTTAAGTACATTAGTTTTTCTCTTTGTGTTAAATTATCTTCCCCAATTTCAACCATTTCATCAGTTGTACTTTTTATTTCGTCATACCCTAAAGAAATAATTTTATTGGCTTCTGCTTCTGCTAAAATTTTTTCATCTTCCTCGCTATACTTAGTTGGCTCTGGTATATTAATTCCTTGTTCTGTATAAAACTGCTTTGTTTTTTCAACTAGTTCATTAATATCACTTGTTCCTAATCCAACTTTTAAAGTATCTACAATTGGAGCATACTTTCTAGCTTCTGCTTTTTTTGCTCTTTCAACTCTTTCTTGAATTATTTTATTCATCATAGTTTTTTGAGCTTCTGTAAACTCAACCTTATCACTTTTGGTTTCAGCTTCATTTACTACCTCTGTTTGTTCTGATGTTTGAGTTTCATCCTTTTCATCTGTAGTTGTATCTACAACATTTAATTCTTCATCTTCCATTTTAATACCTCCGTTTTAAGTCCGTTTGACTATATTTCCATCATCTTTTTTTGACATAGGTGTTTTGGTCAATTATTATTTATTCTCAAATTCTGCTAAAGCATCTTCATATGCCTGTCTATCTGCATCTTTTAATATTTCATCGTCATCTATATTCATACCTGCAGCATTCTCTCCAACTTGTTGTGCCTGCATATCTATATATTGATTTGCTTGTTGTGTCATCAAATTTGTTTGTGCTTGTAATTGTTGGATATATAATTGTTGTTCTTTCACTTTTTTGCATATATCTAAAATCTTTTGCTTTGGCATTGTAGATTTTTCAGGTAAACTTTCTGCATAAAGCTGCAACTGGTCTATTTTTTCTGGAGAAAACCAACCTTCTTTTAATAAGTTTTCTAAAGATAATTCTTGAGCGTATTGATCATATGCACTCATTGGAGTAACTTCAATTGTTACGCTTGCTTTTAATTTTTTTATACTAGCTTTATCAACTTTTATGTTATAAAGTTGTTTTTTACCTGTTCTTGGGTCTGTTTCTTCATCTTGTAATATCATTCCATTACTATAATTAATGATTTCATCAATCCAATTTAAAGCGATTTGTTCAATACAATCTTTTAATTGTTGAACTTGATTATTAAGTGTTTGCCTAGAAGCATTTTGAACTGCTAATATAGCTTTTCCTGATGCATCTTCTGGATTTATTGAACCAGTAGATATATCACCAGCATTTTGCAAGTTTCTTGATAAATCAATCAAATCACTTTGTAGCCTATCAACGTCAGTACTCATTTGTGCTGGATTAGTCATTTGAAATACATTGCTTACACTCTCAGTAGTTCCTGTTACTTTTATAATTCCACCAACTCTGTTTAATTCTTGTGGATTTTGAACATTATCTATATTTACGACTTTTTGAGGATATGCTGTATTTTTAGTAACTACTGCTCTCCTCATCAGTATTTTATTTACTTCAATTTGATTCGGAATTAAGTTTCTAACAACTCCTTCTCCTCTTGCACAACCTTTTTTTTCTGACCAAACCATATGTGCTATAGGATAGCGTTTCATTCCAGTATTAATATCTTCTTCTAATTGAACTAATTGTGTTGCTTTGCTAAAATGAACTATTTCATCTTCTTTCCACATTTTTATAACAATTGTACAAGCTTCATCTTTTTCATATTCACCATTATCGCCAACATTATAAAGATTATCATTATCCCCTAATATCTGATTGACTTTTTCTTCACTTAAACCTCTATTTTTCGCCATTTCTCTAACTGTTACTACAGGGACTCTTTGTCTTATTAAAATATAAGGTTGGCTTTGAATATCTGAAGAATTTTCATTCCCATAAAAAATATCTGTTTTTTCAATTAATTCATTTTTGATTTCTTCTTTTTCTTTATCCCAATAAGAATAAATAACACCTTCATCGTTTACTGCTGAATCTATTGTCAATTGCCTAATTAAGGTGTCCATTTTACTTCTTTTCCATATTCTGTTTGCTTTTAGATTTAATAATCTACACAATTTATCTGCTACAGGCTTAAATTTTTCATCTTCAAAGTTTTCACTAGAATAAACTATTCCCCAATTGTTCTGATTTATTACTGCAACTTTATAATCAATAATTGTCTGTATAAAATTTAATTGCACTGGCTCAACATCTTTTATTTTTAATCCTGCCCACTGGTCTCCATTATAAAATCTATAATTTTTATTAGTGTCTTCATAAAAATTAAATAAATACATATGCTGAATTGCTTTTTGATATAATTCCCATTCTCTTGTTTTTTGTACTTCTTTTAAATCTAGCATATTTCACCTCCTTTTATTTAAAATCTTTCTGTCCTTTTGACGTTCCATCATATGCGTTGATATTTTCTAACATTATTTCTGAATTTGTTTTTTCTATTTTCTGTTCTTTCTTTTCTTTTATTAATTCCTTTTTCTCTTGAATATACTCAATTGGCGTCTTTATTTTTTCATTCTTCGCTATTTTTGAGCAAAAATAAAACATTAGTATAAAACTAATGTTATTTAAAAGTATTATTCCTATAATTTCTAAAATCATATTACTTGTATTTCATCTCCTATTTCTCCATATTTTGCTGAATCTAAAAGATTATAATGTGGTGTTACTATTGCTTCTTGATTATATGTAACATCTTGAACTATTCTTAATGCTATCGCTAACCCCATAACTAAATCATCGTGTGCTCCTTGTTGGGCTTCTGGTCTTCCCGCTTCATTAGTAATAAACTGCAGCATTTCACTTAATGTTTCTCTATCATTTATGGATTCTGAATGTTCTCTCACAAATTGTTTTAAATAACTTATTATTGCTGGCCTTGTCTTTAGGTCTGTCCTAAATCCATATTCTTTATATGTTTTTTGAGCAATTTTCTCTTCTTGTTTTCTTATATATTGATTTTGATAGCCCAATCTTGATAATTCTCTTACTGGGAACTTATCAAAGTTATTTTCTATTCCGATTAACGCTTTATTATAATACATTCCTAAACAATACATTTGTTTAGCATACAAATCTGGATCTAGTTGTTTCTTAAATACTGCACATTGTTTTAATGTTTTAGCATTTATTACATGTGCCGTAAAATAATCTGAGCCCTCTCCAGCAGTATCACCACCGATTGCATATTTAACTATCTCAGGTGTGTTTGGCATTTCATATATCTTTATATATCCTTTTTCATCTTCTTGCCATTTGATATTGCTTATTTTGTATTCTTTATACTGTTGTCCATTATATGGATTCAAAGCTCCATATTTTGGTTTAGTATCGTCATATTCGTAAGTGAAGTATCCAGTTTTAATAGGCTTATTTATTTCTTGCAATCTATTATTAATCACTTCTGTATCAAATACACAATTACCAGTGTTTAAAAATGCTTCTTCTGGGCTGATAGGATATTCTTGTTTGAACTTTTTAATATCACCACCACAGTTATTTCTAATGCACCATCTTCGCCATTCAAGCTGTTCATTCGTTAAATTAAATATTGCTTTTATCCTTTTTTCTTCTTCGTCTAATTCAAATCCTGTATATGGCATTTGATATTCTTCTAATTCATTCCAACCAACAAAAAATGGAATAAAATCAGTTTCATTATTTACTGCTTTATCCCATAATTCTTTAAAATGGTCATATCCATTTGCCGTAGATTCTATTACTACCATACTTTGAGGATTGTTTGGAACTGTTTGCATTAATGATATATATGCTTCCTTTTTATTACATTGCCAGAATGCGTATTCTGATAAATGTAAAAAGTTATATGTTCCAGAACGACCTGAGCCTTCTCCGGCTGTCATACAAGTGATTTTACTATTTAAGCCTTTATTTTCTTTATTGTTGAATATTATTTCTTGAGCGTTTCTATTTAATGTTTTGGGTTTTATAGCCTCTGGTAAATTATCATAATATAGTTTTGACATGCTAAATAAGTTATTTGTTGCTTTAGATTCATGTGCTATTATTCCAGCTGTAACATTATGTTTTGTCGCTGTTTCTTTAAATAATATCGCTTCTGTTAATGTACTAAATCCCATTTGTCTAGCCTTTAGAATAATTATTCTAACTGGTTTCTTTAATTTTTTCTGTTTTTTTATTTCCTCATATAACTTATTTTGAGGTTCATTTAATATAAATTGTACTATCTTTGAATTTTTGTTACGAATCTTTAAAAATTCTTCTATATACTTTTTAGTATTAATATTCATCTGTATCTTCTATCTTTTTTATATAGTCTTCGTAACTCATTTCAATGTTAGTACTTTCTACTTGTTCTTTTGGTTTTTCGCCTATTGTATCTCTGATTATTTCAAAAGCTTTTATATTTCCTTTTAAGGCTTTTTTTAGTATAGCAACAGACATTCTTTTGTTGTTATTGTCTTCACTTAGTAATAATAAGAGTTCTTCTTTAAGTTTTTTACGTTCTTTTTTTACTTCAGCACTTCTTATGCCACCTTTCTTGGCTTCTTCTTGGCTTAATTTATATTTTCCGTGGTTTTAAATTATCTATTTTTCTAGCTATTGTTCTCACCTACTTCTCTATTTCTTTTATATTCACAGCATTTGATTGTTCCATCTACGCACTTTCTAATCTCGCACCCTTCAAAACTGCTGTTATAATGCTCGCAAAATGGACACATCATGTCTTTATATATTTCGATATCTTCTATCTTTTGCATAGTTTCCCCCATAATAAAAAACAGCACATTTCTGCACTGCTTTTGATTACTTTTACTAAATTTATTCTATGATACTAGTATACTATATAAATACTGCACTTTACTGCACTCTTTTTTATTTCTTGTATTTATAACTTTTTAATAGCTCTCTTGTTCCATCTTTTGTTATGCCATAGGAGTTGTCAATCACTTTAACATACTCTTTTGTTTCATTATTCATATTCGTTCCAACAAAGTCTCCATCTCCACTTAAAAGACTAATACCTGCTATTATTAGCACTACCACTATTACTACTATTATTGCTTGTATAATTGAAATAAAAGTTATAGCTAATACTTCCAAAAATTCTCTCATTGCTTTTTTCCTCCTTCTAATTTTTCTAGTCCGCTTCGTATGATTTTATATACTGCTCTTTCGCTATAGTTTCGTTTTCTAGCTATTTGATGTGCTCGAAGACCAGTTATATATCTGTCACTTAAAATTGTTTTTTGGATAGGCTCTAGCGTTTCTAGTGCTATTATTACTTTATTAAGTTTATTCTGCTTTTCTGTTAGTATATCAATTAATTCTGTGTACTTATCCATTAGTTCTTCTAAAAAGTAATTGACTTTATATAATGCTTTAGGCATTCCATCAAAATTAGGTGACTTTAAGCTATAAGCTTGCTCTCTTAATTCCTCATATTTCAATAATTGTGATTTAATCCATTCCTGGCTAAATCTAAAATTTTTCAATTCTTCTACAATATCAAACTCCATTCGCACTCTCCTTACCAAATATTATAGCCAAACAAATGTTTTATTTCAATTACTATTCTTGGTCGCTCTTTATCATATAAAACTAAACTACCATCGTGACTCGCAACTATATTCCTGTTATCGTCCTTTATAACTCCAGCTTTAACTAACATATCATCTAATGCACTTAATAAGTTTGTTATATCTACTTTTCGTTTTGTAGGCATATAAAACACTGCTTTTATATTTATTGGTTCGTCTATACATAATTGTTTTAGTTTATTATCTATTTTGTATATGCATTCTTCTTCAAATTCTTTATATTGTTTAGAAGGGAGCAGAGCTAGTCTACTTCCCATTTTTACAATTCTGCTGCTATTCTTTTTAGTTCTTGGTATTACATCTATTACAAAACTTATTGTATTCATCTTATACCTCCTCAACAAAATATATATTTCTTTTATACGTTTGATTATTCTTGTTTATGTTTGTTTTTTTGTGTGCTATATATCTTCCTTTTTCTTTATATTTTCGATTGAAATCAGTGATATACGAACTCGCTTGATTATGATTTGTTAATTTCAATGCTTCAGCTATTTCTGTAGCTAATTTGTTCGGATGCTTTTTTAAGTATTCATATATCTGCTCTCCTTTCGATTTGATTACTACTTTAGTATTCTTATTTTTTTCTATTTTTTCTTTATAAAATATATTATTTTTAATATTTCTATTTACTAATCCTTTTTTAGCTTTTTTATTAAATTCGGCGAGCTGCTGTAGTGTGAATGTTGTTTTTATTTTTGTTTTTGGATCTTCAAATAAGTATATCTCTCCTATTTTTTTAATAAAAACTAATTTTCTTTTATTGTATTTAGGTGCTGTCATTTGTATTATCTCCTTTTAAATCTTAAAATTATATTTTTATTAAAAATCAGCATTATTTAAACTAATATTCTCTATATACGAATCACTTAAAAGTATACCTTTTAGTTTTGTACTCCTAAACTGAACTTGTTTTAAGTATGAAAACCTTAAATCTGCATTGTTTAATAAAGCGAATGTTAAATTTGCCAATTCTAAATCTGAAAATCTTAAATCTGCATTGTTTAATTTTGAATAAGTTAAATTAGAATTACTTAAATCTGAATGTTTTAAATTAGCATTGCTTAAATCAGTATTGCTTAAATCTGAATCTTCTAATTTGGCATTTTCTAACTTAACACCTCTCAAATTTGTTTTACTTAGATTAGCATAGCTTAAGTCTGCAAAGCTTAAATCTGAATATTCTAATTCGGCATTCTCTAAATTTGCAAAAAATAAATTTGCATTTTTTAGATTAGCATAACTGAGATTAACACCTCTTTTTATCGCTTTTTCTACCGTCTTTTTTATTGTATTATCTTCACATTCATACTCAAAAATAACTTTGTTAGTATGTTTGTTCCTTATTTCTATTTTATTCATTTTTATTATTCCTTTTAAAATTTTTTTAATTATTTTCATTTTTATTTGAACTTGAAAATATATTTTTTAAAATCATTAAAATGAATGATACTCCAAGTGCTCTTAAAAAATTCCATTCAAAATTAATTTTAAAAACTGCTATAATAAACGCTCCTATCCCCCATATAATTAATGCAGAAATTAAAACTAATATTATAAAAACAATTATAAAAACCATTATCCTTATTATGTTTTCCATCTTATTCCTCCACTCTATCTATTTCTTATTCGAAATCTTCTATTCTTTCAATTCTGCGTTCCAATATTTCTATATAGTTTTCCATTATTTCTTTTTGCTCATACATAAGCATAAAATCTGTAGCTTGTAGTTTCGTATCTCCTGTTAAAAATAAACATAAATTAGCATATCTTTGTTTTAATTGATTATATTCTTCAAATAATCTCTTTCTATAATCTTCATTCTTATTCATTTTAATATTTCCTCCTTACAATTTAATTCCTGCTTTTTACTTGATTGACTATATATAAAAAGCCTTTAAAATCTTTAAAACCCTTGAAAATAAAGTAATTCTTTATTTGATTGGAAATTCCAAATATAAATCAGTATTTCCATTTTATTCATCCTATATCTCCTAAATATCTAATAAAAACAATATACAACTATAGCTTTATAATGTTCTATATTTTCTTCTATATAATCTTTTACTTTTCTTTTAAAATCTTCATCTGATAAATGTTTGTATTCATCTTCATCACACATTTCATTTTCAAATATTTCTTGAACTTCATCAATATCATCATAAAACAATTTTTCATACTTATTTTCAATACAATATATTTCTGAAATATAACATCTCCAATCTTTATATACAGAATATCCATATTCCACACACTTTTCGGAGTTACTTACCATAAAAACTAATGGTAAATTGGAATTATCTTGGATTAATTTATTTAGTTCTTCTTTAGAATTCATTTATTTTTCCTCCTCTTTTAATCTTTTTATATATTCTTCTATTATTGTTTCTTTATTCATCTAAATAATTCCTCCCTATCAATTTTATAAACTCTTCTCTACTATGCGTTTTCTCGTATTCTTTTTGATACAGTCTTTTTAGTATTAAGTCATTTTGTATGTTGAAATGTACTGCTTCATTGCTTCCGTTATGATGATATGTACATAATCCAACACAGAATCCGTTTTTTATACTTGTTTGTCTGTTCTTTCCAAACCATACTTCATGTATAGCCTCTCTAGGCTTGCCACAGAAGTAGCAAGTTCCTAGATTATTTAATATACTATATCTTTTCATATTATCTCCTTAGAATGGAAGATCATCATGATAAACAACTTCTTCTGTCTTAGGTGTTTCACTCTTCTTAAAATCTATTAAGTGAACTCCTTCAACTACTACCTCTGTTACATATCTATTTGTGCCGTCTTGAGCTTGATATTTTCTGTTTTCTACTCTTCCCTCAATTGCAATTTGTGAGCCTTTCGAGGTATATGTTTGTATTGTTTTAGCTAGATTACCCCAAGCGATACATTTAAAAAAATCTGTATCGTATTCTCCATTCGCATTTTTATAGTTTCTGTTCACTGCTAAATCAAAACTTACTACTTCTTTTTGATTTTGTGTGTATCTTATTTCTATATCTTTGGTCAATCTGCCAATTAAGATTATTTTATTCATCTGTTTCCTCCATTCCATTATAAAAAGATTCTTCTAATAAAAATTTAACTAATTTTCTGTCCATTCCTCTTTTTTCTAAGTGCTCTTTTACCCCCTCGGCAAGTGATGAAAACGCTAATAACATTCCAGCAATATTTCCTTCACCTTCTATTTCACAATCACTTCCTCTAACTTTTATTTTAAATTCTGCGTCTGCTCCAGGTATTGATTTATTTAATTTTTCTAATAATAATTCCTCCATTTTATGCCTCCATTCCTTCTTTAAAAGCTGATTCCAAAACTCCATTTATTTCTTTTTCATCCGTTCCTTCTTCCTTCATTCGTAATTTTGTTAATTTTATAATTTCCGAAATTCCTGCTAATACTCCAATAATATCTCCAAAAATCTTAACTTCAGTATTCTTTCCAATAACTTCTACATCAATTTTCGAATTTATTTTTTTTGATGTTTTTTCTAATATTTCTAATACTTCTTCCATTTTATCTCTCCATTCCAGCTTTAAAAGCTGTTTCCAAAGCTTCTTTTACTTTTTCTTCATCTATCTCTTTTTCTCTCATTCTTTCATTTACTGCTTGAATAATGTTTGTAATAGCTATTAACATTCCTAAAAAAGTTCCTTCAATTGCTACTTCACTTTTATTTCCTTTAACTATTACATTAACTTTTGCGTTTAGTTTTTCTTGTACATTTTTTTTGTAACATTTCTTTAATCTCTTCTAACATTTTTTCTATTTCCATCTTTTCTTTTTCCATTATCTATCTCCATTCTTCTTTTAATCTTTTTACATATTCTTCTGGCATTGTCTCTATATCTAATGCCTTGCATTCATCTATTACGCCGTCAATTAGACGACTCATTTGTTTTGTGTCCATTTCTGAACTACCTAAGTATATTTTGTAGTGTGTATAACTTTGCCCTTTTAAAATAGATTTTCCCGCTTCTTCGTAGTATTTAAAAAATCCATTTACATTTATTTCACTCTTTACGCTAACTAATTGACACTCGCTGTATCTTTTAAGCATTGATATATATACTTCATCTGCTGTACTTTTTATTGCAATTGCTAGTTTATTCACTAGCAACCACAATAAGTTATTTGCATTTAAACTTCTTTTTTGTTTGTATTCTTTTAGTTCATATACTTTTTCTTTATCTTCTAAATTTATTAGTTTATGTAGTATCTCTTTTTTAGTTCCTATCACTAAATTTTACATACCTCCTTTATTTCTTTTGTAACATTTGTTAGTTGTTCTAAGTTCATTTCATCTATATTCTTTACATTGTATTTCTCTAATGTTATTTGAATTAAATCTTGACTAACATTATTAGTTTCTAACCACTTTTTAAAACCTTCTATTTTCTCTTTTAAGTCAATTTGAGGTGCTGGACTAGTACTTTTATTACTTGAAGTGCTTTTGCCTGTAATATTGTCGAATAAATCATTCTCAGTAATATCAAATGCATTCATATACAAGTATCTTCTTAAATATGTTTGAGTTCCTCCTAATGCTTGAATTTTATTGCAACCTTTCAATTCTAACTCTTCTGTTGGCGTTATATATTCAACTTTTACATTTGTATCATCTGCATCAATTATTGTTAGTGTTCCGTTTGTTTCGTTAAAATTTATTTGTGTAAATAAATTGTATTTGTTGCATAATTTTATTATTTGAGGTAGAAAATCTGACAACTCGTAATAACTAAAATTAGCAAACTTGTTTAATCCTGATTTTTTTAAATTCATTTCAAGCAGCTCTTCTTTTATTGCTTGAATCTTTTGATATATATTTATTTTATTTTCCATTTTATTCTCCTATATATTTTCTATTCTTAAACTATACTTTTCTGTGTTAATAATTGTTCCAGGTATTACTTCACCTGTTTCCTTAAAGTAATTCTTAATTGCTGTTTTATCTATGCTTGTTTTTATTACTTCTTTTTTGAATTCTTCTGGCACTATGTTTTCGTTTAGGATTTCTACACTGATTGGATTTTTTCTAACTGCTAATTTGCCAATATTTGTGGTAACCTTTTCAATTCCTAATCTGTCCATATTGTTTAAAACTTGTTCTTTAAATTTATCTGTTTTATTTTTTAACTTCTTCTTCATTTCTGTTAATCTATCTATTTCGTCATCGATTGCTTTTGATAATGCTTCATTATTTTGTACATACGCTATTATGCTGCTTGACTTATTTATTAATTCTTTTTCAACTTCTTGACTTAATAAACTTTGTTCTTCTTCTGTTAGTTCCCCATTTTCTGCTTTGTCCATTAAATCTATTATTTTATTCGTAATGTTATATAGTGTATTCATATGCACTCCTTTACTTTTTTAATAAAATGTTCTATACTCAAGTTGTATACTTTTTATATGTTCTTGATAGATTGATTTAGCGTTCTTCTATCAAGTTCTTTTTTTATTTCATCGCAAACTTCCATTATTTTTCTTTTAGCAAATTCGGAATTTCCGTATTTATTACAAGTTAGTAATGTTTCTATTAACTCAATTTTCTCTTTTATATTCATTTTTACCTCCTTTTCTTTTGATTTATTCGTCTTTTTCTCAAAAAACCTATTTTTCTTGTTCTCTTTTTAGCTTTTTCTCTCATCATCACCTCCTAAAATCCTTTTTGACTTCTTTTTCTACTGCTTCTCGTACAATTTGGTTGTAATCAATCTTCATCAACCAAAGTCCTAAAGCTCTTTTGCTTACTCTATTTATTTTATCGTCAGGAACTTTTGGGAAGTCTTTTCGTTTAAACCATTTATAAACCGTATTAATTCCAACTCCAGTTTCTTCGCTAACCTCTTTTGGATTTAATAATATTATTTTTTCAACTTGTTCCATTTTTTCCTCCTTTCTATTATTTTACTTTTACAAACGTTCTCTATATGCTTAAATTTTCAAAATAGCCTTATCAAATTTTTATTTTTATATTGAAATAATATAAGTTGTTGCTTTAATTGTTTTTTACCTTAAAATCGATTTTAAAGCGTTCTAAATATATTTTTCTAAATTTTGTGATTTTAAGTATTCTTCTCTAACTAGTTCATTTATGTATTCTTCATACTCTAAATCAATTAGTTCAAGTTCTAATTCATCTAAATAATCCATTTATGTCTCCTTTCTAATTCAAAAATTGAATTCCTGCGTTGCCACTTAAAAAGTTATTTAAGCATTTTTGTGATTCAGGTAACATCATTCTTATGCTTTTTGCTCTTTCCTTGATTACTTTAATTTGTTTTAGAAATATTCCTTTTTCGACTGAGTTAATAGTAGAGCTTTCCATCATTCCGAGTTCATTTATTCTGTTTGGATTGTTACCTAAATATGTTTTAATTGCTTCAGGTAATGCGTCAAACTCTCTTCTATCGCCATAATATCCTCTTTGAATTGCCTTTTTGTATATTTCCCATAATTCTGATTCAGTTTCTTCATAAGGTTGTGTTAGTTCATCTATCTTATTCTTTATATCTGCAATTGTTGGTGGATAGCTTTGATGTTGTATTAATTCTTTTATCGCAATTGCGACTAACTTTGAGTCATTGTGTTCAAACATTTCTGTGTATAAATTCACTGTTGTTTCTGCGTCTTTTTTGCTCATATCCTTGTAGAAGTTCGGATAACTTGCTTTTAATATGCTTAATATCTTTATTGTGTCTTCTCTAGTCATTTAAAATATTCCTTCCTCCTTTCCAAGTTCGTAAAATACATTGTTACTTTTCTGTCTATTTTCATACTTTCCTTCTAGAATCTGCATTGCTTTATCGCTTCTTGTTACAAAATCAAAATCTGCTTTCCAATTCCTATCGTTTTCACCTATCAAAAAATTTGACTGATTAGCTTTAATACATATTTCTTTAAATAATTCTTCATCTATCTTTTCTTTTAAGCATTTATTTATTGCTACTTTTCTTTTTTCTGTGATTTTTAAGCATTTAGGTAGATTAGTGCATTCTTGATTATAGATATTCAAAAAATTATTAAAGACTTCTTTTTTGTTTTCAGTTGGAGTATGGCTAGCGATAGCTAGTGAGTCGTTAGACGATAAATTGTCGGTTTCGAGCGACCTTTCTTCGCTAGTAAGTGGCATTTCATCGCTAGTAAGCGACATTTTTTTATTATCTATACTATTCTCTTCTTCTCTATTCTTTTCTATTCTATTCTTATCTATTCTTATCTTATCTGGGTTCACCACTGGTATACCAATGGTAGACCATTCACTTTTTAGTTGATACGCCTTGTTTTCGTGATTTTCTAACATATTAAATTCTTTTTGAAATTGAGTAGGTCTATATCTATCGCCTCTTAGATAATTATTAATTCTCCAATGCTTAATTACGATGATTCCAGAATCAAAAGGTATTAAATAAGACTTACTTATCAGTATTTTTAAATCATCCTCCTTTGTTCCTGTAATCTTCATTATTGACTTCCAATTATTTACGAATCCGTCATCATCTGCGTTCATCGATAGATGAAAGTACAACGCTTGAGTGCTGTTAGGCATTTCTAAAAAGTTGTCATCATTTGTTATTATCTTGTCGAACATTCTTTTTTGTGCCATTTTTCCTCCTGTCTAAAAATCAAAAATTTGAATTTGTTTTCTTCTTTTTGCTGCTTTTTTCATTTTTATTTCGTACATTTCAATCTTCACTAGTACTATCCCTGCTATTACTACTATTATTCCAATTAAGACCATAATAACTTGAATTGTAATTATTTTGCTTAATTCTTCTGCTATTATTGAACCTAAAATTGGTAATATTGTTATTACTGATATTGCTTTTATTCCTTCGATTATTTCTTTTATTTTTTTCATTTGTATTCTCCTTTTATCATTTATTTACTTTTGTTTTTATTGCTTATATAATCTCCTTTGAAAGGAGGTGGTATTATGAGTACTTCAAGAAAGACAAGTAAGTCTGTTGCTAGCAAAGCTTCTGATATTTTAAGAGATGGTCGCACATCTGCTAAATCAAAATCTGTTGCTGGTTCTGCTTTATCTCAAAGAGCACCTAAAAAAGGGAAGTAATTAATTTTTTATTACTTTTTAAGACTTGGTAGATTGAACTTGAAAGACTTTCTACTAAGTCTTCTTTTTCGTTTAGTTCTTGTTTTCCTGAATGGAATAATATTCCGTGTACTATTTCATGTATGATCGTTGAATTTTTCATGTCTTTTAATAATGACTTTTTGATTTGTATTTCTTGTTTTTGATATACAATTTGACCTAATACATTTGGATTTTCATCAATTATGTCTAACTCTTTTATTTCATAATTGACTCCTAATATTTCTACTTGCATTTTTTCTCCTTATTTACTTTTTTACTTAGTATTCATATAATCTTCTCTAAAGGAGGTGATTATATGAAACTTAATCATGACTGTGTTCGTGATGTCTTGTTATATCTTGAGGATAATTTATCTTATGGAAATTTTATTCATTCATCTGATTTAAAAATTAAATCTTATTCACATGAAGAAATTCTTTATTGTATAGATAAATTACTTGAAGCTGGTTTTTTAAATTCTGATAGAGCAGAAGATTGGTCTTCTGTTTGTCCTTGGTTTTTAATTAAATCAATTTCATACGATGGTCATTCGTTCTTAGATAATATTCGTGATAATAATGTTTGGCGTAAAACTAAAAATCTTACTAAATCTTTTACTTCTACTTCAATTAATCTTTTAAGTAATATTGCTTCACAAGTTATATCTAATACAATTATTGCAAGCTTTAAATCATAATTTTTTATTTTTTTTCAAATAGTTTGATGTTGCCTCAATTTCAGCATCAACTATTTTTTTTATGTTATTTTTTCTCATTTCAAAGACTGTTTCACTATATTCGCCACCAGAACTTTTTATTAATATTTCGTGTATTAATATTGGTAAATTGTTTGCCATTTTATAAAAACTTTCATCAATCATTTTTTGTCTTATATTTGATTCCATATTATTTCTCCTTTCTTATAATTCAATTTGTGGTAGTATTCCTGCTTTCTTTAATTCGTCATATAAAAATAATCTTCCTTTTTGTGTCCATTTTGTTGTCATTGCTATATCTGTCATTCCGTTACTTCTTGTAAATTCTACGGTTTCACTTGATGTATATCCTTTATCTTGATAATTTGTGTATAAAAACCATTGGCTGCCTAATTTGTATTGGATCTTTAGTTCATGTAATATCTTGTTAAATGTTGTTGCACTCATTCCATAATCTTTAGCAATTGCTGTTGTTGTTACTAATGATTTGTTTTTTAATATTCTGTCTGTATAATCTGCTTTTGGCTTTAACTCTTTTATTATTTGATTTTGCTGTGCATTTTCTAATTTCAATGTATTAATTGTTTTATCTGCTATCCTTAATGCTCTTGCCATTACTTTTTCTGGACTGTTAAATTCTTTTTCTATTTCTATAAAGTATTGTCTTATTTCTTTTCCTTTTTCATTTCTTTGTAACATTGCTATTTCTTTTGCCATGTCTAGTTTTAATATGTGATTTTCTTCTGGTCTTCCTCCAAGAGGTTTTTCACTTTTTTGTGATAAACCTATAAAATCAACGTTTTCAGTAAATCCATACTCTTTCATTCTGCTAAACCATTGCGTATAAGGTGTCTTTATTTCTAAAGCTTCGTATAAGTCCCTTCCATTTACTACTGGCTCATTGTTTTCATTTGTTTCAATCTTGATTAAAGATGTGTTTTTTAATTCTTCCATACCATTTTCCTTTCGTTGTTTTTTAAAATTTTTAAATAATCTAATGTTGTTTCTATTTGACTTAAAAATACTGTTTTCATTCTTCTTATTGAAGATTCAACATGTTCTATATCTCCATAATTTGTATATGCTTTTAATAATGTTTTATGTACTAATGTTGGTATTTCTATTTCTATGTCTCTTTGAATTTCTTTATTGAATTCTAAATTTGCCATTTTAGCCTCCTTTTACTGTTTAACTGTAATTTAATTGTAAAAAAATTTAATGTCATCATATTTAACATTATAATATCTTAATAATTTGTCTAACGTTTTAATGTTTGGAGAGCTTTTTCCTTTTTCGTAATTTGCTAATGTTTCTACTCTTATTCCTAGATCCTTCGCAACTTCACTTTGTGTTTTATTCAAGTTAGCTCTTATAGCTCTTAAAGTATATTGCATTTATATTTTCACCTCCTTATTACTGTTTAACTGTAATAATTATATATTATAAAAAATATTTGTCAACAGTTTTTCTGTATTTTTTTTAAAAATTTATTGTTTTTTTTATAGTTGAACTGTATAATATAGTTATGGAGGCACTTATGAGCGATTTAGGAAATAAAAAAATTTTAGCTAAAAATTTAAATTATTATATGGAAATAAATAATAAAAATCGACAACAAGTTTCAAAAGATTTAAAAGTACCCTATACAACTGTAACAAGTTGGTGTAAAGGAGAATTCTATCCTAGAATTGATAGAATACAACAATTGGCTGATTATTTTTCAATAAATAAATCTGATTTAGTTGAAGAACATAACGTTGATAATGAAATTAAACAAATTCCGCTTCTAGGCAAAATACAAGCAGGAGAACCAACAACAATGTTTTTAGATGTAATAGACTACATTGATATACCTGCAGATATGGCTCGAGGCAATAAAGAGTTATTTGCACTTAAAACAAAAGGAAAAAGTATGGAGCCTAATTTCATCGAAGGAGATATTCTTATATTTGAGAAAACAGAAGATTGCGAAAATGGTCAGTTTTGTGCTGTTGCTGTTAATGGTGACGACGCTACTTTTAAAAAAGTAACTAAAACTGATACTGGAATTATGCTACAACCTTTGAACCCTGCTTTTGAAACTAAGTTCTACACTAATGAGCAGATAACTAGCTTGCCTGTTACTATTATAGGCGCGTTGAAACAAATTAGAAGGAATTTTTAGCTATGGAAGAAAAAAATAAAGATATTCAGATTATTACTGTTAATATCGATGATTCAGGGAAGTTGACTAAAAAAGAAAATGTATCTGTATATGCTGGTGTTGTTTTCTTCTCAAAAAAAGAAAAAGATAAATTTATAACTCAATACAAAAGTATAGTAAACAAATTGAAATGCAACTATTGTAAAGAATCCGAATTTACTTGTAAGAAAGATGTTTGCCCAGAATTAAAACATAATATGCTTACTAAATCTAACAAAAGACAATTATTAAATTATATAAAAAAGTATTTTACTATTGGTTGTATTATCGATAATTCTAAAATATACGATACATTTAAGACTGATACCGCTTCTCGTGGAAGATATTTAGACTATGCTTTAAAGAGATTAATCAAAGAGCTATTTGTTAAATTAATTAAAGAAAAGAAAATAGATCCAGAGGCTCCAGTAAAATTATTACTTAATATGGACGAACAAACTACTTTATCAAATGGTTATTATAGTTTAGAAAAAAGTATCTATGAAGAATTGAAAAATGGAATATACAATTTTAATTATGGAAAATTCTACAATCCGATTTTATTTTCTGATTTTGAAGTGAAAGTAAAATATATACATTCTGATAAAAGCTATATGATACAAGCTTCTGATTTAATTGCTGGAACTTTAAGAAGAGAGTTTTTAAATAATATGGATAATCCTAGCAATTTATATAATAGAGTCAACTTTTTAAATTGTAAAATATTTTTGCCATAAAAAAAGAAAAGAGAGCTTAATGCTCTCTTCCCAGTTATGGTGGTGTACTTAACATACACTTAATTTCTCTAATCACTACATAACTATCTACCGAACGATGAAGTTGTCATCTGGTAATTTAAGGTTACTACAACTTATGACAATTGTCAATAGTTTTTTGATATATTTTCACTCAGCTTCACATATTTTCACATATTTTCATATTAAATAGTCAACCAAAGTAGTGCAAAATATATTTTTATAATTTATCAATTTTTTCATACAAAAGAAAAAACCACCTCGGTAGGTGGCTTTTTAAAATAAAAGGGCCTAATTAAATTAGGCTATTAGGCGATATATTGTTATTATAACATATTTTTCCAAATAATGCAAATAGGAGGTTAAAATGGCAACTAGAAAAACTAACGGCGAAGGTTCAATATATTATAGCGAATCGAAAAAACTATATGAAGGCAAAGTGACTGTAGGCGTTGAATCTAATGGCAAGCTAATTCGTAAATCTGTTTATGGTAAAAAGAAGACTGATGTTGTTCAAAAGATGAATAAATTAAAAGCAGAATTTATAAATAATGATTTCGCACAAAATGATAATGCTACAATTTATGATATTGCTAAACAATATATTGATAATCAATTCGAGGCTAATCAAGTATCCCCTGCTTCATATTTAAGAAACAATCATACTTTATCAATTATTCACAAATTGAACTTTGCTCATCTTCCTATTCAAAAAGTCACTAATAATCAAATATCTAATGAACTTTTAAATATAAAAGATTATTCTAATTCTATTATATCTAAAATTTATGGAATGCTATCAACTGCATACAATCAAGCTGTAATTAATAATATAATTAAAACTAATCCTTTTTTAATTAAAGGTGCGATTATTAAAGTTAAATCTGAAAAAGAAGATAAAAAAATTGAAGCCTTAACAATTGAAGAACAAAAAGCTTTTATAAATGAATTAAAAAAGTCTGATGATGAATATAAAGACATATTCTTTATATTAATATACACAGGTGCTAGAATTGGAGAAATTTTGGCTTTATTTGGCTCAAATATCAATTTAGAGACAAATTATATTACTATAAATAAAACCTTAACTAAAAACGAGAATGGTGCGTCTATTTTAGGCAAAACTACAAAGACTTATTCTGGAACTCGAGAAATACCTATAACAAAACATCTACTACCTATTATTTCGAAATATGCTAATAATAAAGATGAATTAATTTTCACTAAAAACAATAAAATTATTAGACCAAACACAATAAACACACACTTTAAAAAAATATGTAAAGATGCAAATGTAAAAACTCTAATAAATCCTAATAAAAAAGTTTATAAAAGAGCTGGAATTATAAATGTTAATTTAAAAACTTCATCTGTGAATACACATATGTTGCGTCATACTTTTGCAACAAGATGTATCGAAGCTGGAGTATCTGCTGTCGCCCTATCTCGAATTCTAGGGCACAAAGATATTCAAACAACTTTAAATACATATACTTCTGTTTTTAATAAGTTCAAAGAAGATGAATTAAATAAAATAAATAATTATTTAGATAACATTTAAATTTTACGACAATTTTACGACAATTTTTGCATAAAACTACATTAAAATACATTAAATTACATTAAAATACATTAAACCAAAAAACTTGAAAAGCATTGATATATTAGTAAAATCTAATAAAATAGAGGACTTTAGGTTATTTCCTAAAATCCTCATGTATTGGTTGCGGGGGCAGGACTCGAACCTGCGACCTTTGGGTTATGAGCCCAACGAGC